GACAGGCATTGATCTAGCTGCCAGCGGTACAAACAACATGAACTCAAGCCGCGCTGGTATTGCTGAGGCAGTAGCCAATCGCGCATATGATGACCGCCGCGCTGATGTCTCCATGGGCATCCAAGATCGACTGATTGACCGCAGTCTAAACAACCAAGCACAGCAATTTACTGACCGTAGCAATGCACTGACCAATGCGGGCACGGCTGGTGCCGCCCAAAGTTCAAACTTAGCTGGCGCAGGCAACGCCCTGTCCAACCAAAATAACTCACTAGGTGCTGCAAGTGGCGCTCTGACAGCTTCAAATAACTACCTGTCTGGTGGCGCAAATCATCTGAATGCAGCAGGCAACATGAATCAAGGTATCTCAGGTGCCTACACTCAAGGTCTAAATACACTCGGTCAGGGTGCCAACTTTGGCATGAACGCAGGCAACTCTCTGCAAGGGTATAACCAAGCTGGCCTCAATGATGCACAGGCTAACTTTGAGCGCCAACGCGACTTCGAGATGAACCAGCGCAAAGGCTTTCAGTCCGGTATGTTAAATCAGGCTCCCAACACAGTGGGTAACGTATCTGCCAACACGGTAGACCCATTTCAATCTACCATGGGCGGTGCCATGGGTGGCTTTGGGTTCCAGCAGCAGTATGGGGGCATGATGCCAAGCTACAACGCCCGTAGTTCAGCATTTGACCCACTGTTTGGTGGGCGCTCTGGTCTTGGCATTGGAGGCAACTAACATGGACCCTCTACTTACAAACTCCAGCTTTATTGCGATGGCAAGGTCCACAGGACGTACACCAGAGGAGCATCTAGCAAGCCTGTCCCCAGAATTTGTGGAAGCAACTAGGAAGATACTTCTGGGTGTTAAGCCTGAGACACCAGCTCCAGTCCTTGAAAGCGGCCCAGCATCTCGTGCAGGAGAAGAGCCCGGTGTACTCATGCGTAATGAGCAAAACCTCGTCCAAGAAAACATTGGTGAGCGCCAGTTACTAGAAGGTAGGATTGCTGATCTTGAAGGCTCTGTGGACACCCAAGCAGATGTTGCACGACTTCAGCAAATGCAGCAGCAACTGATTGACTTAGGCGGCTCTGTCGAAAGCAACCAAAGTACACCTCAGTATGATGAGGCAGCACAAATCTACTTACAAGACTTACGTCAAAAGCAAGAACAAGCAGCAGCAGTTGCTCCAGATGTAAGGGCAGCAGAAGCTGAGATTGCAAGCAGCGAAGGACTACTCTCTTCTGGTACATTGCCACCTGAGATGCAGGCCAGTATTCAAGCCCGTCAGAATGCCGCTCAGGCTGCTTTAACTTCTGCCACCACAGGCCGTGATGCGCGTGTAGCTGATGTGACCAGCAGTACACTTACTGTGGAGAACCCAGTAAACGGTCTGACTGCTCAAAGTCTGGGGGTACTACAAGCAAACCCTAACGAGCAACCCGGCGCTGACCCAGCTATGTCTAGCAATACAGCTCAAACACCTAACCCGTCCAATGGACCCTATCTCGCGCGTCCAGTGTTAGAAGGCTCCCATCGGATGCCTGATGGCTCTATAATGCCTAACTCTGAGATGTCTAATTCTACAGGCCCAACACCTTCGGCACTCCAAGGTTCAGTCAACTTAGGCGCAATGGAAGGCCAGTATTCCAACAGTCCAGTCCTTACAAACCCAGCCCAACCATTACCTAAAACAGCCGCACTAACTAGCGAAAATGGTACAACAAATGGTACAGGTTCAGTGAATGGTGGTCTATCTACTACATCTCGAACAGCCTCAGGCGGTTCCACAGGCAATGCCCGTGGTTCCAATATGGCCTACTCCAAGATTGACAATGGCGAGTCCCTGATCCGCATTGGTGGCGCTATGTACTCTGGTGCCCTCCAAGGCAACGGCATTGGTGCCGCCACACAAGAGTACGGCAAAATACAGGATGCCAACCGTGTGTCTGAAGCCGAGGCCTTCGCGCAGGCTGAAGCCACCCGTGTGGCTGAACTGAGGGCAAGGTCACTTGGTACTAAGGCTGGCTCTAAGGAAGCTGCAAAGAACTCAAAGGCACTGGACACTGTGAATGACGCAATGTGGGGGCTACAGAGCGGACTTGACGCTATTGCCGAAAGTCGTGCCTCAGGTGGAAACCTAACTGGCATCGGTGGTATCTTTAAAGGTGTCATTGATAACTTTACTGGTGATCCAGATGCTAACCGCCGTATGATCTTGAGCCGTCTTAGGGTGGATGATGCACTCTTACGTGTAGCAGAGACAAAGGGTGCAATCTCCAATGCCGAAATGAAGCTATTCCTTTCACCAGCGCCAAAGAACTTCCAAGACGAACGAGTCTGGGTTGATTGGTTAAACGAAAGAATGTCTGCACTTCAACGTGTTCAGGGACGACTACAAGGCGGCGTAGAACTAGGCGCTGGAGAACGTGCCAACCAGTTTGGAACATATGGCAATGAAGGCTCCTTCACTGTCAGCCCAGCGCAGCAAGCTGCCATGGATAAGTACCTAACACCCGCTACAAATTAGAGAGGAAGCTAGTAATGGCTGACATCGAACAGTTAAGCCGTGCGTTTATGGCCGCAGATAAGGCCGGAGACACCGAAGCGGCAACACTATTAGCACAGGCCATACGCGACCTATCTACATCCCAAGCCCCACAAGACAAATCCCCTGCCCCAACACAAGCCGAAGCCCCAGACACCTCTATACTTGGAGCACTTGGGCAGGGTGTTGACCAATCTGGTGCTATGGTCGGCAAAGGCATCCAATCCGCAGGCGAGTTTGCAGGCGTGGATGCCATAGAGGCCTATGGCGCTGAGATGGCCCAGCGCAACGAAGCACAACTTGCGGCCTCCAACTACCAACGCCCAGAAGGCGCTGATGGCATCATCAAGAACCTCAAGGAAGGCGAGTTTGCCAACGCTGGCAACTCCCTTCTGTACGGTGCCGCTGAAGCCACCCCTCAGGTTGCTGGTGGTGTCGTAGCCTCTGTAGGCGCTGGCCTTGCAGCTACCTCTGCCCCAATCTTGGGCACAGCCGCAGCTATCGGCGGTACTATCTACGGTACTATCAATGCGCTGGGCCAAGTGCGCGATGAGAAAGAACAACAGGAGCTAGATCCCACGGCCACTGGCGCTGACTTAGCGACAGCCGTAGCCTCAGGCCTCGTAGAGCTACTGCCCATCAAGGGCGGCGGTGCTACACTGAAGGTAATGCGAGAAGCTGGTCAGGAAGGCGTACAAGAAGGCCTAATCATTGGTAACTCAATGGTCCAAGGTGGCGAGTATGTCCCTCAGGAGGTCTTTGAGCGTGTAGGCGATGCCGCAATTACTGGCGGTGCTATCGCTAAAGGCGTGAACATAGGCATATCCACAGTAAACAAGGCTGGCGAGGTAGTCTTACGCCCTAAAGAGGACCTAGACCCTGAGACAACCCAAGCTGCATCTGATGTGTCTACATTGTTGCAGCGTGTTGCTGATGAGAACGGCTACAACCTCAAGGATATTGATGCCAGCTCCAAGAAAGGCGCAAAGCAAGCACTAGAGAGTGCCCGTGGCTCATTACTTAAAGAGGTAGATACACAAGTCATAGCTCTGCGTGAGAAAGGCCAAATCAAGGCACTAAGCCCAGAGGACAAGGCATTCTTCAAGCAGGCAATCCGCGAGTCTAATGGCAAAGTGGGCACTACAGTTACCAAAGAGAACTTCGACTTTATGAAGGATAGGTTTGGTCAAACTGAAGAAGGTCAAAGGCTTCTGAACGCCTTTCGTCGTACAAATGTTATAACTGAGGTACAGGCTGATGGCCTAAAGGGCGGTGTTTCCCAGTTTACTGATGCTTTCAACCCACTTCCAAAGATTGGCAGCTCTTACAACCCTGCTGGAATGATTGCAGGCAACATCAACACTGGTGCAGCCTTAGCAACTGGCGGTGCCTCGTTGGCAGCACAGATACCTCTCGTGGTTGGTGGTCGTGCTATCGATGCAGTTACTGGACGCAGGTCCAAGGTTAACCGCTTTATCAAGAAGAACCGTAAAGGCGATGGCCTTGCTGATCCTACAGCACCAGCGGCTCGTGACTTAAAGCAAGAGGCTAAAGATCGTAGAGCTGCTGAAGATGCACTGCGTAAGCAGCAGTCTGCTGAGAAGAGAGCACAGGAAGCGGAAGCAACAGCGGCAACTAACATAAGGCTATACAATAACGGTCTGCCCCCAATAAGGGGTAAAGACGGTGGAACTCCCGCACCCAGAGGAGTTGTGTTTAACTCCGTCGAAGAGAACAATGGTGCTCAGAACCTAACAGCAGCAGAGTTTGACTCTAAGATACAGCAGGCTCTTGAGTTAGCAAAAGATAGATTTAGCAGCTCACCAGAAACACTTGCTTCTATAGAGGCATATGAAGCCCATCTTAGGACAGGCTCCATGCGTACCAAAGGTAAGCCTCTGAATGAAGTTGCAGCTCTTGTTAGCTCTATCTGGCCAGAAGTAGCTTCATCTTCTGCCCAAACACCCGCTACACCAGCTCAACCACGGCTACCAATAGAACGGCAGCTTGGCAAAAACAGCAATCAAGCCTATCTGGCAACTCTTCGTGACAAGATGGACAACGATACGTCCGTTTTAGCTGGAGATCGTGCCACTTTAGGTGATGCCTTTGACAGCATGGCGTTGAACTTGAGCAAAAACCCTGTGGCATCTCTCAAGGCCATAATAAACAGGGCTGAAGCTAACTTAATGAAGCCTAATCTGTCCAAGAAGTACCTACAGCCTTACTTGGACCGTGTTGACGAACAACAAAAGACCAAGGAAGCAAACAGTGAATAAGACAGCATTTGACTTGGTGCCCTTCTTACAAGGCATCGAAGCTATAAAGGCATCCACCCTCAGTAGTTCTGACAAAGACAAGGTACTCGCAGAGATGGCATACTCACTGCCGCCAACAGTTTTTTGTCGATCATGCCCAGGCACACTTGAAATCATCAGCAGCTTACTAGGAGTTAATCCCGATGGTAGCCCCAAACAACCCAAGGGCGAAGTCCCCAAAGAAAGCCTTACAGTATCCAAACAAGGCACTTCCAAAGGAAAGCAACTACTTCACCAAGCTGATGCAAACGGAGGAAGGAAGAGCCCTGCGAAAGCAGTGGTCAACAAAGAAACGAAAGAACGCCGGAAGGCCACAGGGAACGCCTGATGGCTACACCTTGGAGGCAATTACTCCGATCAGGGAACAGGCAAAGCGAGATGCTGAAAGGATCGTAGCAATCATGGCCGAAGATAACCAAATAGACGATGTGTATGCCATTGAGGCACTCAAAGCAGCCGTCGAAATAATGCGAGAACCCGGCCAAAACCGGGACCGCCTAACAGCAGCACGAATGGTCTTGGACTTCACCAAGACTAAGCCTGCCGCAAAGAGCGAAGTCACCATCGGTAAAGCCGAGGCATTTCTGGAGTCGCTCTTAGTAGTCACTCCAGAGGATGAGCAAACCGAAGATGGACAAGAGACTTAAAATAGTACGCCGACGACTATATGATGACTTTGACTTCTACAGTCAGTCAGCCCTCAAGATCAGGACCAAGGACGGTGACATAAAGTCACTCAACTTGAAGCCAGCCCAGCGCATTCTCCAGAAGGCCGTAGAGGACCAGATGGAGACTGAAGGCAAGGTACGCATCATCATCCTCAAGGCCCGTCAGCAGGGTCTATCGACCTACGTTGGTGGATACCTGTACTTCAATGTGTCTCAGCGCAAAGCCTGCAAGGCTCTGGTTGTCACACACCACTCAGACAGCACCCGTGCCCTCTTTGATATGACTAAGAGATACCACGACAACTGCCCTGAGTTACTCAAGCCTCACACAAAGTATAGCTCACGCCGAGAACTCACCTTTGATGTCCTCGACAGTTCCTATGTCGTTGCTACGGCTGGGGGCGAGAGTATTGGCCGTGGTGAGACTTTGACCCATGTACACGCCTCAGAACTCGCGTTCTGGCAGAAGTCAACAGCAGCCGAGAACTGGAATGGCATGACGCAAGCCGTACCAAACAAGCCGGGAACTGCTATCTTTGTCGAGAGTACAGCCAATGGCGTGAGTGGCATCTTCTATGATCTATGGAAAGGTGCTGTCGAAGGCACCAATGGTTATGTACCTGTTTTTATTCCTTGGTACATCGACGATGAATATCGTGAGCCCGTCCCAGAGAACTTCGAGATAACTCCTGACGAAGAAGACCTAGCCAAGAAGTACGACCTAGACGATGGGCAGCTAATGTTTCGCCGCCGCAAGATTGCACAGAACGGCATTGACCTCTTTTCTCAAGAATATCCCGCCGAGCCAGAAGAGGCCTTCCTGACAACTGGGCGCCCTGTGTTTAACCCACAACTACTACAAGATAGTATCTCTACAGCCATAGACCCAAAGCAGCGCTTAGCGTTGGAGGGTGGTGAGTGGCTAGAGAACACTCGTGGAGAACTTACACTATACCGTACCCTTGACCCCGGTGAGCAGTACACAATTGGTGCTGATGTCGCCATGGGTGTCAGAGGCGGTGACTGGTCAGTAGCTCAAGTATTAGACAGTAAGAGACGACAGGTTGCGGCCTATCGTGCCCAAGTTCATCCAGATTACTTCGCTGAAGTCCTCAACAAGCTGGGCGAGTTCTTTAATTTTGCCTACATCATCGTAGAGAACAACAGCCACGGTATCTTAACGTGTACCCGTCTTGGAAAAGACATGAGCTACCCTCACTTTTACACAGAAGTGCAAGTAGACAAGTTGACAGAAAAAGAAACTCTGAAGTTGGGTTTTACAACTACATCCAAGACGAAACCCCTGATTATTGATGAACTCAGGGCCTCAGTTCGAGAGGGTAAGATCGAACTTAACGATAAAGTCACAATCCGAGAGATGCTCACATACATCGTCACACAGAGTGGCGGAATGGAGGCTGAAGCTGGGTGTTTTGATGACTGCGTAATGGCATTGGCCCTAGCCAACCACATCCTTGAGGATGCTTGGGAGCCAATAGATGCAGTCGATGATTATTACATTGAGATGGTTTAAAAATGAAATCACAAGAAGAATATCAATCACTTGATGACGAAAAGATTGTCTCAATCGTAGATACAAACCTGAGACGGTCTATAGGTTATTACGACAGTGAACTTTCAAGAGAACGCCGCAGGGTCATGGACTATTACAGCGCTAAACTCCCTCGCCCAGCGCATGATGGTAACTCCAAGTATGTAAGCCAAGATGTCTATGATTCAGTGGAGTCGATGAAAGCCGCACTGCTCGAAACCTTTAGCACTGGCAACAAGACAATGCGCTTTGCTCCCCAAGGCATGGAAGACGTGCCTATGGCCGAGGTATGCACCGAGTATACAGACTACGTGCTTCACCGTCAGAACAACTTGTTTGAGGTAATGCAGACTGTCATCCACGATGGTCTTATTGCCCGTGCTGGTATCGCTAAGGTCTACTGGTGCATGCAGTCTGAGAGCAGCATCCAGTATGTCGAGGACCTCACCGAAGAGGAACTTGACGCCATCCTCTCTGAGGACAACGTAGAGATCGAAGAGATCAAGGAGGACGCCTATGGGCTGTTCTCTGGTGAACTCAGAGTGACCCGCGATACGTCTCAGGTAAAGGTTGAGGCTATTGCGCCCGAAGAGTTCTTGATAGAGCCGCAAGCCAAATCTATGGACACCGTTAGCTTCTGTGCCCACCGCACCAAGAAGTCTATCTCAGAACTCATTGAGATGGGATACGCTGAAGACTTGGTGTCTGACATTGCAGACAACGAAGACACCGACTTTGACAACGATCCAGAGATACTTGCCCGGTTCGACGACATTGGTGCAGACCGAGGTTTCAACGCTAAAGGCTACCAGCGACAGACACGTCAGGTCACTGTGGTCGAAGCCTACATGGAGCTAGATGTAGAAGGCAGCGGAACTACTGACCTCTACAGGATCGTAAAGGCTTCCAACGTCCTCCTAGAGAAGGAAATAGTGACACGGCGGCCATTCGTTGCTTTTGTCCCTCTTCCTATCCCACATGCTTTCCATGGCAACAACTTCGCTGAGAAGCTACTTGCCATTCAGAATGCTCGAACAGTCCTCACTCGGTCCATACTTGACCACGCCATGGTCACAAACAACCCACGATACACTGTGGTTAAAGGTGGACTTACGAACCCCCGTGAGCTGATTGACAATAGGGTCGGCGGTATTGTCAACGTGACACGCCCCGATGCGATCAACGCTATGCCTCAGGCCTCTTTGAACCCGTTTGTCTTTCAAACGATCCAGATGCTCGATGAGGATAAAGAGGACACCAGTGGTGTCTCTCGCCTATCTCAAGGTCTTAATAAAGACGCAATAAGCAAGCAAAACTCAGCAGCAATGGTAGAGCAACTGGCCACATTGAGCCAGCAGCGCCAAAAGATCATTGCGCGTAACTTTGCGAACAACTTCCTCAAGCCTCTTTTCTCAATGGTCTACCAGTTGGTAGTCGAGAACGAGAGTGAGCAGAAGATTGTTGAGTTAGCCGGACGCTACGTTCCAATCGACCCATCGCAATGGGCCGACAAACGTGACGTACAGGTTGAGTTCCACTTGGGGTACGGAGACCAAGAAACAATGGTACAGAAGTACCTCGCGTTTCACACTATGTTCTCACAAGACCCAGCACTTGGACAAATGTACTCACCAGAGAACAAGTACAAGATGCTTGGGGCTGTCCTAGAGAAATCAGGTATTAAGAATGTTGCTGACTACTTGACTGACCCAGCGCAGATACCTCCACCGCCACCTGACCCAGCACAAGAGATGCAAATGCAGATGGCGCAGAAGCAATTGGAACTTCAAGAACGCCAGACAGCTATGGCTGAGATGAGGGCCCAAATGGACGGGCAAATCAAGCAAATGAAACTTCAGTTGGACCAGATGAAGGCCCAGCAACAATTTGCCCTTCAGTCGGACAAACTAGACCTCGCAGAGACTCAATTTGAGCACAAAGAATATGTGAACCTCGAAGAACTTGAGATCGCCCGTACTGCGGATGATGTCCGAGCAATCGCAAGCCCTAACGGGTAATCCAAGGAAAACACATGCCTACACAAGAAGAGCAACTTGTGACGGCTGGAGAAGAAGCGGAGGCCATACTCAAGGCCTCCGCCTTCACTTCGGTTGTCAACGATCTTGTCGAGAGAGCCTTCCAGACTTTTGTCAATACGGCCCCCGAAGACAAGGATAAACGGGAGTATTCATACAACCACTATCGCGCATTAGTTGACGTGGTGGATACTCTGAAACAGCGAGTTCAAGTGCGTGACAGCATCCTTGAACAGCAGAATGGCGATAACAGCCAAGAGGAACAGTAGCACCATGAATAACGTGCAAGATACTAACTCTGAGCCCCGTGCATTAGATGTTGATGAAGCGGCGGACGCAATCTTAGGTCGATGGAAGGACGGTGAGAGCCTATCCGAACTCGAAGACAAGGATGCAACATCCGAAGACCTCAATGAGACAGAGGTTGAAGAGGATGAACTAGAAGACGAAGATGTCGATACAGCCAGCGAAGAAGACCTTGAAGACCCTGACGAAGAAGAAACCGAAGACACAGATGAAGACGATGATGAGGCCGAAGAAGATGACGATGATGAGGACAAAGAGCCTCTGACAGCTTCTGACGATCAGATCGTAGACATCGCAGTCAACGGTGAAACTAAGAAGGTATCTGTAAAGGACTTGAAGCGTCTATATGGACAAGAGGCGTCTCTTACCAAAAAGTCTCAAGATTTAGCAGCCCAGCGCAAGGCAACAGACGATAGTCTGACGCAAACGCATCTGTCATATCAAAAACTAATGGAACGCGCAGAAGCAAGGTACAAACCATACGCCGACATAGATATGTTGGTTGCCTCACGGCAGATGGACCCTGAGACCTTCGCCCAACTGCGTCAGGACGCCAAGCAAGCAGAAGAAGACCTGACATTCCTCAAAGAGGAAAGTGGTCAACTTGTGTCCAAGGCACAGCACGAGAACCAACAGTTGACCAAACAGGCTGCCGCAGAATGCGTCAAAGTCCTTGAGGAACAACTGCCGGACTGGGGCAATGAACTCTATGGAGAAATCCGCAAGTACGCTGTGCAAATAGGCCTCCCAAAGGAACAGGTCGATCAGTACACCTCGCCAGAGGTAATCATGCTGATTAACAAAGCCCGTCTCTATGACCAATCAAAGCAGTCCGCCGAAGGCAAGAAAGCCAAGGCCAAACTCACGAAGTCAAAGAACGGAAAAACTAAAGTTCTGAGTTCCAAGAAGTCCCCACCCTCAAACAAGTCAATACAGGACAAGCGAAAGCAAAAGGCTATGTCTGACCTGAGTGGTGCCAAGGACCTAGACGATATTGCAGAAGCACTAATGTCCCGCTGGGAAAGCTAGGTTTTCCCCTTGTCAAATCCCAAATAATCTAAGGACTAAAATACTATGGCTACTTATACCACATACGATCAGGTCGGCAAAAAAGAAGACGTTTCCGACATAATCACCTCAATAAGCCCATTCGCTACTCCCTGCCAAAGCATGTTCAAGAACGAGAAAGTTACAGCCCGTACGTTCTCATTCCTCGAAGACACACTGGCAGCTTCTGCGGTAAACGCCGCCGTCGAGGGAGCGGACGCTACTATGTTGTCTCTCACAAACGCAACAGAGCGCACCCAGAACACTCAGATCATGGTCAAAGGTTTCCAAGTTTCTGCCACAGCTGATGCTGTAGCTACTTATGGCCGAGCCAAGGAAACTGGGCTTCAGCTTGCAAAAAAACTCAAGGAAATCAAGAAAGACTATGAAAAAGCTATGGTTGGTGTTGCTCAAGCAGCAGTAGCTGGCAACGCTTCTACAGCCCGTAAGATGACTTCAATCATCAATCAGATTTCTACAACATTAGATGCCGGAAGTAATGCAACGGACGCCCTTACCGAAGGAAAGTTGTTGACTGCGGGTGAAACAGCCTACAACAACGGCTCAGAGCCAGATACCTTTATGATCAAGCCGGGTGACGCACAAATCGTCGCTGGTTTCTCAGCAGCATCTGGTCGTAACCGTGAGATTTCTCAAGGTAAGACATTGGTCAATGCGATAGATCTGTATGTCAGTCCGTATGGCGAATATCGCGTTGTTTTAAATAGAGAATTATTGGCTACACACGCTCTCTTGATTGACCCAACGATGTTCAAGACATGCACATTGCGTCCATTTACACGCACACTTTTGGCCAAAAATGGCGACTCAGACCGCCACCACATTGTCGGTGAAGTAAGCTGCAAACACACTAACTTTGGTGACTCTGTAATGATCACAGGCTTGTCATAAGAACACTATAGACCACTAGGTCTTTAGTTAGGCCCATCCATAGAACACATAGGTTTTGCTCTCCTTACTGTGTGTTCCTTGGGTGGGCCTTTTTCATTTGTATCTGAAGGAGGCGAAGGACGCCTCAATGACCGCAGATACTACCAAAGAACAGCCTCACCTTATCCAGTCCAACACAGACTTTCTAATGGACGCAGGCACCCTCGTGCGTAAGCACACCCAAACAATTTCCCAAGCATTCCTCGATGACCTCAAAGACGCTCGTAACCAGAGTACCACGAAGCCTATGGGTGAACTACACAGGGTTGCTTCCATACCAACAGTGGTTGCTGAAAAGTGGCTACGAGAAGGCTTTGACCTATGGGAAGCCACAGGCGAACAGATTGTACGAAAGCTACAAACAGAAGACATGGGCATGTTCATGGCAACTGAGAAGAGGGTCTAAATCATGGGTCTCTACAGTAACATACATAAGCGCCGAGAGAGTGGAAAGCCTATGCGTAAAAAGGGTGCCAAAGGCGCACCCAGTGACGCGGCTTTCAAAAAGGCTGCACTTACGGCCAAGCCAAAGCCCAAAAAAAGGACTACCTAGATGAACAAAGGTGAACTCCGCACCCACTTCCTTGCCCTCCTAAACCGCAGCGATTGTACAAACGCTTTAGCGGACACCTTTATTGACCAAGCTATTGGCCGCATCCGCAGAACTCTTCGCATACCCTCCATGGAGCGGCAACAAACCTACGCAATTGATAGCCCAGCAGGTGTGGCCTCAATAGTCATCCCAATCGACTTACTTGAGATTATAGACATCCACTATCAGGGCACAGCATTGGTAAGATTACCAAGCCGCGAAATGTTTAACCTACAGCAGTCAGGGGAGACAGGTCAGCCACGTTTCTTTACGAGGGTCCAAGGTTCTCTACAGATTAGCCCAAAGCCCACAACTGGTATAGTTTATCTGAATTATTATGGTGAGGGTGACGCCCTCTCTGCCGACAGCGACACTAACGATCTTACATTAGTTGGTGCAGACGCAATCACATACACAGCACTAGCTTACTCATCCGATTACTTCCTCGATGAACGTGGTCCACTGTTTGACCAGAAATCCTCAATATTTGTCTCTGAAATACAAGAGCAAGCCAACGGGGCAGAGCAATCAGGCGCTAGTCAGGTCATCCGCCCCACTCAAACTTTCGTAGATTAGGACAAATCATGGGCTCAAGTTTTTACGTAAACGGAATAACCACCAATCAAACAAACGCAATCCAAAGTAGTGTGGATTCTGCCGCGACCTCGGCTGCTACAGCCACGACAAAAGCAGCCGAGGCTTCTACTTCAGCAGCCACTGCCTTGAGCCACAAGAACGCAATTACAGGTTTGACTACAGCCACAGGTTCAGTGGGTTCTTCGGTTGCATACAACAGTGGTACAGGCGTACTGACGGTGCCTATTGGTGCTACTGGTGCTACAGGTTCCCAAGGATCAACGGGCAACACAGGCAGCACGGGTGCCGATAGCACAGTTGCTGGTCCCCAAGGAGCGACTGGCAACACTGGTCCCCAAGGAGCGACTGGCAACACTGGTCCAACGGGTTCTCAAGGTCCAGCTGGAAACACAGGCAGCACAGGGAACACAGGGTCTACAGGGTCTCAAGGACCGACTGGCAACACTGGGCCTACAGGGTCTCAAGGAGCTACTGGCAACACAGGTCCAACAGGTGCAAATAGCACAGTAGCTGGCCCACAAGGCCCAGCCGGGTCCAACGGGTCAGGATCAGGAGATATTCTTGCTGCCAACAACTTGTCTGACATAGCCAGCGCATCTACGGGGAGGACTAACCTTGGTCTTGCCATTGGGTCAGATGTTCAAGCGTATTCATCTGTTCTGGCGGGCACTACTGCATCATACACAAGTGCATTAAACACTAAGCTGAATGGTGTTGAGGCGAGTGCAGATGCAACTGACACGGCCAACGTAACAGCCGCTGGCGCCGTGATGGACAGCGAGGTAACAAACCTTGCCCAAGTCAAAGCCTTTAGCTCTTCTGATTATGCTACTGCCGCGCAGGGTACTCTTGCAACAAATGCACTTCCGAAGGCTGGCGGGACGCTGACAGGTGACATAGATGGCAATGGAAGCAAGGTTTTATTTGCTAACATGTATTCTGCCGTCAGTGATTTACCGAGTGCCTCAACATATCACGGTATGTTTGCTCACGTACACAGCACTGGGAAGGGTTACTTTGCTCATGCAGGTGCATGGGTCCCTCTGGCTAATGAAAGCAATTTAACTTCCACAACAACAATAGCTAACGCAGCCCTGCCCAAGGCTGGTGGAACCATAACAGGCAACCTCACCCGTGGCGGCACGGTTATAGCAGACGGAAGCATAACTGATACGGGTGACTTCACGCTTGATGTAGTTGGCGATATTAGTCTTGATGCTGATGGTGGTGATATTAGATTTAAAGATGCTGGCACTGAGTTTCTTCAAATATTTAACAACAGTACAGATGCTCATATTTATAATCCTGTACAAGATAAAGACATTTTATTTCAAGGCAACGATGGGGGTTCAACAGTCACAGCCCTAACCCTTGATATGTCTAACGCTGGTGCAGCTACTTTTAATAATGGCGTAGTCATCGGTGGTACTACAACTAGCTCTGGGCAGGTCAAGGTAACAGGTTCTAGTGCAAGTGCAGTCGCATTTTCTGTTGGAGATACAAATACCGGATTTTACAACACTGGTAGTAATTCTATTGGCCTATCTATCAACGGTTCTAATAAATTAATTGTGAATAACAGCGGTTCCGTTGGGATTGGCACTACTGCGCCTCAACGACAGTTGGGCATCGGAACGCACGGAAGCAGTAGTTCCGCAGAAATAGCATTTGGAACAACTACAAGTGGTACTGCATCATTGTTATTTGGCGACGGCACCAGCGGTGCTGATTTGTACCGTGGTTACATCCAATACCAACATAACGGCGACTACATGCTATTTGCTACGAATGCGGCACAGCGTATGCGTGTTGATAACGTCGGTGTTGGGATAACTGGTGAACTTAAAGCCACGAGCTACAACGAAACGTATGCTGCTGTTACAGCATCCGGCGGCGCTGTCGCTTTTGACTGCCATGCGGGTAATACGTTCAGCCACACGATGACTGCGGCTGTATCGAGTTCAGCCTTTAACAACCCCCCAGCGTCGGGGACCGCATACACAATGTCTGTTGAGATTATCCAAGACAGCGGTGCGTCTGGATACGGGTTTGCGTGGCCTTCGTCTGTTGATTGGCCTGCCGCTACGGCCCCCACAATTACAGCAACTGCATCTGCAAAAGATGTGTTTGTATTCACTACTCGTGACGGCGGCACGACTTGGTACGGCTTCACGGCTGGTCAAGCACTAGGATAAGGAGCGTACACAATGAGTATAAAGAAGAAGATGCTACAAGCTGCGGCTGGTACGGCTGGCGGCAGTGCCGCTGGCCTTGATATTGATGATGTGTTCAGCACTCATCTCTATAGGGGGACAGGTGGGACAAGATCAATTAATAACGGCATTGACCTTACTGAAGGCGGATTAATTTGGATTAAAACTAGAAACCAAGCATACGCCCACGCCTTATTTGATACAGAAACGGGTATAGGGAAGTTTGGCATAACTAGTGGCACCGGCGCATTTCAAACTGATCGCTCAGAAGCGGTTTCTAGTTTTAATGATGATGGGTTTAGTCTTGGTGATGATGACCCCGGTGGAGTTTCTAATTATAGCACCTCAGAACGCTACGTCTCATGGACATGGCGGAAGGCCCCAAAGTTTTTTGATGTGGTGACTTATACTGGAAATGGTACTGCGGGGCGTACTGTGAGCCATAACCTCTCAGCCGTACCAGCCGTTATGATTATAAAGTGCGTGAGCACTGGTGGGCATTGGGTGGTCTACCATCGCTCTACTTCTAGCGAACCCGAGAAAGATTATTTGTTGCTTGCGTCAACTTCCGCCGCATACTTAAACCAAGACCTAGTATGGAATAATACAGCACCTACATCAACTGAATTTACACTAGGGTCTAACACAGCTGGAAACGGTAATAACGAAACATACATCGCATATCTATTCGCACATAATGATGATGACGGTGAGTTCGGCCCTGATGGTGACCAAGATATTATCAAGTGTGGGAGTTATACGGGTAATGGTTCTTCCACTGGCCCTGTAATTGATCTTGGCTTTGAACCGCAATGGCTTATGATAAAAGGCTCATCTATTGCTAAAGACTGGCGCATACTTGATGTGATGCGAGGGATGCCTCAAGGCGGTAACGGAAAATTTCTTGAAGCAAACACGAATGACGCAGAGCAAAGTGACACTGGGCCTGTAGCCCTTAGCTCAACTGGATTTCAGCTTACTCAAACGGGCAACGCAACAAATAATAATGGTGACACCTATATCTACATGGCAATCCGCCGTGGACCACTTGCTCCGCCAGAGAGTGCGTCTGAGGTTTTTGATGTAAAAACCAAAGTTGCTGGACCGCCTGCCTATGTCGCCTCGATGCCGCAAGTAGACTTTGCTTTGTCCAGGGATACGATAACGTCAACAGGTGATACCTATGCTAGCACCCGAGGTGCTGGATTTTCTATGAAGATTAACGAAGAAGATGCTGAACCCAGTAGCGTTGTTTCGGGTTTTGAACTAGACCACAGTTTTGGTATTGGCTCGGCCTCTAGTGCAAGTTCAACTACGTTTTCTTGGATGTGGAAACGTGCGCCCGGTTTTTTTGATTATGGATTCTATAAAGGAAATTCTACAGCACGTACTCTGCCCCACCAACTTGGGGTTGTACCAGAGATGTATTGGTTAAAGGGTAGGAATGGTGCAACAAACTGGTTTTCGTGGCACAAAGATACTGCAAACAACGTAGCTCTTCCTATTAATTCGAATGCTGGATTTTTGGAAAATAATGCATACTTTAATAACACTGCGCCTACTTCTAGTGTTATTAGTATAGGCTCTAGCGGTGATGTAAACTATAATAACAATTTGTATGTTTTCTACTGTTTTGCATCCTTACCGGGTATTTCTAAAGTAGGTTCTTACACTGGCACGGGCAGTTCATTTAATGTTGACTGTGGTTTTACGTCAGGGGCTAAGTGGGTCATGATTAAAGATACCCGTGGTGGAGATACATTTCATTTTGACACTGTAAGGGGTATTACGTCAGGAGCTAATGACAATAAGCTAACTCTCAGCAATACCTCTGCTAGGAATGCCAGTGGTGATTATATCAATGCAAATTCAAATGGTTTTAACACTGGGACCATTGGTACAATTAACACTAATGGGATAAAATATATCTTCTACGCAATTGCATAACTACATCAACAGCATCACGAAAGGATCACTCTGATGGCTGAATATCGACACACTACAACAGGCGAAGTTAAATCACAGGGACAATGGCGTAGCCACTACAGCAACGTCTCCCTGCCTCGTGTATGGAAGACTGCAACGCTTGCTGGCCTCAACCTAGAGGCTGTTCTACGCAGTCCAGCGGCTACCACAACGGCGTATCAAACGTCTGCCCGTGATGGCGTTGAGCAAGATGCTAACGGCAACTGGGTTGAGAAGTACGTTGCCCGTGATATGTACGCTGACACGACTGAGGATGGCGTAACAACCACCAAGGCGGAGCATGAGGCTGCTTATCAGGCTGGTCTTGATGCCAATGTAGCAGAGGGCCACCGCACGACCCGCAATAAACTTCTGGAAGATAGCGATTGGACACAGATGAACGACAGTCCTATGACAAATGAAGTCAAGACTGCTTGGGCCACTTTTCGGCAAGAGTGCCGAGGCCTTAGCGATGCGGATGCGTGGCCGAACTTAGCTGCTGATGATTGGCCTGTAGCACCTTAATGAATGACAAAGACGGTTGGCACATATCCAAAAGTGTTCCCGCAACGCTACTTGTAGGTCTCGTGACACAAGCAGCCGCTATCGTCTGGACAGTCAGCATGATGATGTCCGACATAGATAGAAACTCAGAAAACCTAAATGCCTTCTCTGAGCGTGTTACAAAAGTCGAGCAGATGGTCCAAAGTCAAGCAATCAGCATGGCTAGGATCGACGTAAACATCCAACATATCAGAGGCGCTGTCGAGAAGATGGCTGCTGACTAACAAAGAAAGGGGCGGCTATGGACCCTATAAGCGCCCTTGCAATGGTCAAGGGTGGGATAACTGCTGGCAAACAGCTTTACTCAATGACCAAAGAGATCACTGCCTTCTTTGATGCAGTCGATGGTGCAAATCATAAGCATCAGAAGAAGAAGACATCGATCTTCGCTAGTGCCAATGAGGAGGCTCTCAACACCTTCCTCGACAAGCAAAAAGCCGCTGACGCTGAAGAGCAACTCCGTGAACTCATCACCAACACCAGAGGCCTCAGCGCGTACAAGCAGCTCCAGTCTATCAGGCGAGAGATCCGCATGGAGCGTAAAGAAGATCAGAGACTAGCTCTCATTCGAGCAGAGGAGATCAAGGAGAATATCCTCAGTGGCCTGCTGATCCTTGGATTTCTACTGATCTGCTTAGGATCAGGCGGTGCCTACTTATGGCACCTAGGCATGATCAAGTTTTAAACAACAGGAGGTCTCCATGAACGAAATGGTCCCCGACAAGAAATCGTACCAAGTGAACCGTAGATACA